GCCTATACAAAGATTCAACTGCGATAGGTTACGCAACATCCTGCCAAATGAACATCTCCGCAGCGATGCGTGAAATCTTGACAAAGGATAGCGCAGCTGGAGGATGGAGAGAGGTAAAGAAAGGTCAGCTATCCGGCACATTGTCCACCGAGGCATTGTACGCAGGGCCTGGCGATTCTTCTACTAATTACTTATTTGATGATCTCTTTACCGATTTAATATCCGGTACTGCATTGACCATTAAATTTACAACAGACGTACAAGGTGACAATGTCTTTACAATGAGTGCTATCTGTACATCATTAGACTTAAACGCAGGTGTGGAAGAGAATACAAGCTATTCAGCATCCTTTGAGGTGACTGGTGCAATAGTGAAGACTACAAAAGCATAATTTAAAACCTAACACATGAAAACAATAACAATAGCCAACACTTCCATACCGATTAAATTTGGTATGTATGTGTTAGGTACATTTCTAAGGGAGAGGAAACTTAAATTAAGTGACCTTTCCCTTTTAGGAGAAGATCTTTTACTTGCCCTTGAACTTGCCTTTACCGGTGTTGAGCATGGTTACAAAGCAAAAGGGGAGAAATGCCCTTACACTTTACAATCCTTTTGCGATTTGGTAGACACAGATATGGGAGGAATAACTCGCATCATGGAAATGATTTCAAATGAGATTTCACCTCCAGAAGATGAGAGCCAAAAAAACGTAGTGGCGAAGGAGGAGAACTTACCCTTGAGTACATCGAACGCTTTTGTTTCGGAGTTTTAAGGTTTCCTCCTTCGCAATACTATAAAATGAGTTTAAAGGAAGTTGTTATAGCCATGCAAGGTTATAACAATCACTTTGAACAACAGGAGCAAACAGAGTGGGAACGAATTAGATGGCAGACAACTTTACTTTTAAATGTTCACACAGCAAAAGGTAAAAGTTTAAAGCCTAAAGATTTAATAGAATTTCCCTGGGAGAATCCTATTAAGAAAGAAACTAATAGAAGTTTGACAAATAATGACAAGTCAATATTTGACAAATGGGATAAAGAAACATAATGGCATTAGGTAAACTAAATTTAAAACTTGGCATTGATGTATCTGATCTTGACAAAGAGTTAGGAAAGGTAGAGCGTAGTATGTCAAGGTTTGGCGGTAAGATGCAAAACATTGGTACTACTCTTACACAGTCACTTACTTTACCTATTATTGCTTTAGGTGCTGCCTCTTTAAAATCTTTTGCCGACATTGAGAAACTACAAAATGGTTTAATAGCCATTATGGGAAGTAGTGAAGATGCGGCAGTTGAAATGGAGAAGTTACGCAAAGTTGCCGAAAATCCGGGCCTTGCTTTACCCGAAGTTGTGAAAGCTTCTGCCTCTTTACAAAGTGTAGGGATGAATGCCGATGCAGCTCGTGAAACTATTACACAGTTTGGCAATGCCGTAGCAAGAGCAGGCGGTGGTGCAGAACAATTTGATGGCGTAGTTTTAGCACTCTCACAGATAAGCGCGGTTGGAAAAGTTACACAGGAAGACCTTAATCAAATAAAAGAAAGGCTTCCAGAGTTTGCCAGAGTAATGAAAGAAGAGTTTGGCGTAGTAACAGCCGAAGGAATTAGAGAACTGGGAATAAGCAGCGAAGAATTTATACAAAGGTCGGTTGGTGCTTTAGGTAATTTGGAAAGGGCAAACGGTGGTTTAGCAAATACATTTGATAATTTAAAAGATAACGTAGGCGCATCATTAGCAGAACTTGGTAAAGCAATAAATGAAACATTAAATTTAGAGGCAGTTGCCGCAGCATTGAGCGCAGGATTACAAAGATTAGTAGATGGATTTAAGTCACTTAATCCGGAGACGCAAGGATTTATTGTTAAGGCTGGTTTATTAGTTGCTGCCTTAGGGCCAGCAATATTTATAGTAGGAAAATTGATTACTACTTTTGGAGCATTGATAGGCACTACTCGTTTAATAATGACTACGGTAAAAAACCTATCTACTGTTATATCTGGTGCCTTTGCAAAAATACTTGCTAATCCTGCTATACTTGGAGTTACTTTAGCCATTGCTGCGGTTGGTGCGATTGCCTTGTATGTTTACGATAACTGGAAAGCGTTTAGTGATAACTTTAAAAACATTTGGATAAATATAAAGAACTCCGTTATGCAAGGAGTAACTTTTGTTTTAGGTAAATTAGATAGTTTACAAAAAGCATTAGGTTTAGATTTGTTTGATTTATCTGGAATGACAAAATACCAGGAAGAACAAAGAATAGTTGCAGCTGAATTTAAAACAATAGGAGAAACAGTTGACAGTCTTAAAGGCAAGTTTAAAAGTTTATTCATGGCTACACCTGGCAAAGGTACTGGAGGAGGTGGAACAGAAGGAACTGGCGAATTAGTTTTTGGTGATGGTGGCGCACCGACAGGAGGTGGAACGGGAGGAGGTAAAGGCGTTGGAGCGGCTTTAAATACTCCAATTGATACAGTAAATTTATTGCCTACCTTAGATTTACTTCCAGATAAAATAGAAAGTATATCAGCTGCAAATGAAAGATTAAAACAGACTAATGAAGATGTAGCTAATTCATTTAATAAAATTACACCTGCTGTAAAATCTGCTGCAGATATGTTAACTCCTATGCAAGCTATATTAGTAGAAGGTATAAATACTTTTGCTGATTTAGCGGCTGGTGGTTTTGAGAGTATGAAAGAACTTGCACAAGCAGTTAAAAAAAGTGTTGCTGAAATAATAGGCAATCTTATTAGAATGTTTGTTGCTAAAGCATTAGCAGGTTTACCTCCTACACCATTTATGTTAGCCATTGCACCTGCAATAGCAGCATTAGCAGGTAATTTAGGTAAAAGTTTAATAATGAAAATTGGCGCGCCTAAATTAGCCGAAGGAGGTTTGGCATACGGCCCAACAATGGCAACCGTTGGAGATAATAGGAATGCAAGAGTTGACCCTGAAGTAATTGCACCTTTATCTAAACTAAAAAGCATGATGGGTGATATGGGTGTAGGTGGCAGTTTAGAAACAAGGATAAGCGGAAATGATTTAATTATATTGTTGAACAGGTCACAGAAAGGTCTTAACAGAGTACAGTAATGGCAGCAAGGTTTCAAACGACAGTATATAACGAGAAAGGCAGGAAGATAGTAGTTGCTATTAAAGACAAGGTCTTTTCCGGTATGACTTATGATTTTGATACTATTGGTTTGCAGCTGCAATATGACAGTGAAAGTCAGCAAGGACAAGAGAGATTTACTCCTATCATCGGCTCACGTTGTTCATTGTCTTTACTTATAAATAATAATGATTTGCAGACATTGCTCCTTGACATTGGCTTGGCAGTTGAGGGAAGGTTTACGATGGAGCTTACGGCCTACGAAGATGATAACACAACGGTATCATTTAAATGGTATGGGTATATAGTCACAGATTTAGTAGAGTTTGAAGACATACCATTGTCCATAGGTTACCAGGCACAGATATCTGCCATTGATGGATTAGGATGGCTTAAAACATTAGACTACAAGAGTGCGGTAGGGCCTTACAATGGGCAGGACACAGTAGTACAACATATACTTAATTGTCTTAATCAATTAGATTTTGTTCAAGAGAATCTTGTGGCAAATAGTTTGCCAGTGTTACATACAATTTTTAACTGGCATGAGAATACAACGGCATATAGTGCAAATAGTGATTACTCATTATTGACAGTTATACAACATAGAGCATTTTACCACAAAGACACAAAAAGTAATTATAATTATCAAAGTTGCTACGATGTATTGAAAAAGATATGTCAAACTTTTGGAGCAAGATTATTATTTAGCGGCAATCAATATTGGTTTATTCAAGTAAATGAATATTCAAGAACTCCTGCTACTAAAAGATACTTTAAATACAGTGCTTTAGGTGTTCAATCAGCTGGCACATTTACAGCAGATTTAACTATATCTAATATACAGACTAATCTACCTGCAAGTGAGTTGATGCGATTAAGCGGTGGTAAATGGACTTATTATCCTTCCTTAAAAAATGTAGTAGTACGTTATAATCACTTTGCTAAACAAAACTTATTAGCAGGTGTAGAATATAATTATGCAACTAATACTACTCCGGTAATTACAACCACTCCTACATTAGATGCTTCTAATCCGGATGCTCGATTGTCTTATACTGGAATACTTGGATATTATGCACAGGCTTTAAATCCTGTAAACTTTGAGCCTTTCCA